ATATTTACTACATTTATTATTCTACATACTTTTATTATGATGTCAACTATTAATTACAATTAATAGTAGGGAGCGTTTAAACTCCCTAACTGTTATTTGTTAAATATTCCAATTCATATTCTTTAACTCTTTTAACAATAATTTATGAAGGTCAATATTTTTATTTTTAGCTTTTGATTTCGCTAATTGTTTTTCAGATTTAGAAATCTTCTTACCTGATTTTTTCCTTTTTAAAGCTTTTCCAATTTCATATGACATAATATTTTTTCCTTTTGTTAATTAATTAATAATTGCATATTGCATTAGTATCTGCAAATCTAAATTGTGCGGATTACCTTTTACTTCTTTTTTTGATAATCTTTTGATTGCTTCTACTTCCTCTTCTTCCCGACCAAAACATACTTTGTTTATAATTGCCTGTTTAAACAAGTCCATAATGTTTTCCTTTTTAAGTGCGAATCAGCACCATATAGACATAATGCCATAACTGAATATAATGTCAAGCTTTATTTACTAATTAATTATAAAGCCTAATATCAGCTATATTCTGTTTAAACGCTAAAAAACGGCTTCATATAAAGCCCGTAGTGCGATTTAAATAAAGTAGTTGACACTATACCATTCCCGTTTTTAAGAATTTCATCATGGTTATCTGATAAGCCTTATCGTTTTTTTGTTCTAAAGATAAGACCTTGTAATCAGGGTTCTCTTTATTCTCATGTTCATCATCTAAAATTTCTTGATAAACTTCATCATATATTTTCTCTAAAACTTCATCATTATTTATCATCTTCTAACTCCACTTCAATTTCCATTTCATCATCATCATCTAATTCAAAAAACTTTCCGTTATAACCCATCTTTGGTTCATCAGGGTTAATCCAATCTTCGTCTCGTCTTTCCATGTTTAAACACTCCTTTTTACATTTTAGATATGTCGTCTAATCTCATGTCAACGACTTCAGATTTAATATCGCATATTTCTTTTGCAGTGTCAACTACAAATGATTTAGATACTAAATTGTTTTTTATGTATTCATAACAAAATGGATAAACTTCCCACTTATCAATCAGGTTCATTTTCCATGCCTTAAATCTTAAAAAAATTTCTACTTCTTTATCTTCCATTAAAAAATTAATCATCACTCAATCCCTCCTTGAAATTCATTTTCTAAAAAATCATCAATGTCTTGAAAAATTCTATCTAATGTTGAGTCATTTAAAATACTGCTATTTAATTTTAAATCTAAAACATTGCCATTATCCAACCTTACTGTTGTTGGTATATTTACATCTATATCGTAGTCATAATTACTCATGTTCACTCTCCCCCATATTCATCATAAATTGGTTTTTCGTTTAAGGATTCATAAATATTTTCATAAACTTTTTCTACTTCATCATCAGATAGTAGATAGTCTTGCCCATAACCATCTTCATCATCATATAATCCTATTGATTTAATTCCAATGTTCCTTATAGGATAATTTGTATGGTCTGTATTTTCTACTTTATAGAAAACTATAATTGGCACTTCTACTTCATCTAGGGCTTTGTTATAAACCCACCCTATTGTTTCCCATTCGTTCATACTCATTGCTGTATCTCCTCTACTGATTCTTCTGAAAATCCTAGAACATAAATATTATTGTCTAGGTGTTTAAACAACTTTACATCTCCATGCCTGTTTAATACTTCTTCACCCGTTTCTTGGTCAACTTTTGCTAACAAGTAACCAATCACTTCATACTCATAATCTTTCATTTTTGCTCTCCTTTTTATTAATGTAAAGACATGATGACATATTATATAAATAGATGTCAACCTTTTTATTTCTTTTTTTTAAGTTATTGATTTATAAGTTTAAACAGGCTAACTCTAGAGAGGCTCTAGACTACCTCTAGACAACATCTATAACAGATAAGATAAGATAAGATTATATATATGTGTGTTTTTAAAAATAAATACTTGACAATGTTTTTTGTTCATCATAAGATGACATCTCAATCAATTAACAAGGAAACAAAAATGGAAAAAATTACATTTGAATATCTGCTAGAAAATTTTAGAAATCAATCTGACATTGCAGACAAATTACAAATCAGTAGACAGGCAGTTTCAAAATGGTTTATCAATAAACAAATTCCAAAATTAAGACAGTATGAAATTCAGGAGTATTTAACTAAAACTGTTTAAACATAAAAGGAAAAATAATGTTTAAGATAAAAAATTGGGACAAGTTCCAACATTACAAACATAAAAATAAAATGACTTGGTATAAAATGTATGGCGGTGATATTTTGAACGATGTTACTTACATGGAATTATCAGAAACAGAAAGACTGTTTTTAAGAGAAGCGTGGGATTTAGCTTCGCAGTTTAATGGTGTATTGCCTGACCTAAAATCTTGTGCTTTTCGGTTAAGACAAAATGAGGAAAAACTAAAAAAAATATACGACAGTTTAAACGCAAAAAATTGGTTCTATGAAGTTACAGAGCAAGAATTAAAAAAAGAAGTAATGCTAACAGTTTTAAAATCTGAAGTTGTTAGAGGCACTGCTAATGATTTTGAAAAATGGTGGGAAGCATTACCTGCAAAAAGAAAAATAAATAAGAAAGGTTGTCTGGATAAATGGAAGTCAAAAAAATTAGATAATATTTCCAAACAAATTATTTCTTGGACTGCCACTATGAAAAAAACTAAAGAATGGTTAGAGGGATTTAATCCTAGCCCTGAAGTTATTATTAATCAAGAAAGGTGGAATGATAATCCTAAATCACCGACACAAATAAGAGGTGCTTTATGAAAACTGATGTAGGAAGTATTGTTGACCAATTAACGATTAATAGAAAGACTTTGCAAGAGGGTGGTTTTTATGAAGAAGAAACAGATTTTAAAGTAAAAACGACTAATGATTTAATAGACGATGTAAAAAACTATTATCGTAATGAGAAAAATTCTGGCTTCTCTTTAGGATTCCAGAAAACTGATGAGGATAGTAATTTTTTAATAAGACGAGGGGAAGTAACAATCTTGACAGGCAGTAGCGGTTCAGGAAAGACCACTTTCTTATCACAAGTATTATTACACCTTATGAACTATACAAATGTTTTAGTAGCAAGTATGGAAATGAGACCCGTTATACAGATAGCAAAAATGATTCAACAAACAGGCGTTAAGGAAGCTAATGACCAACAGATTGAAGATTTCTGTAATGAATATAAAAACAAACTATGGTTATTTAATGCACAAGGCACGACTAGCGAAAATGATTTAGTTGCAAGCCTACATTTTGGAAAAAATGTCCACAATTGTGATGTTTTTGTCATAGACAGTTTAATGAAAGTAGACAGCATTGCTGAAGATGATTACGCAAGTCAGAAAAAGTTTATTAACAAAATTAGTTGTATGGCTAGAGATTTAAATATACATGTCTTTTTGGTTGCTCATACTAAAAAGTTAGCAGATGAAACAGTGATACCTGACGCTAGCCATATTTTAGGGAGTAGCCATATTAGAAACCTGACAGACAACATTATCTGCTTACATCGTAGAAAAGATGTAGAACAGGCAAAGATGTTAGGAGAGTTGGAAGATGGAGATAATCCTTGCACTTCTTATCTGATGGTTCAGAAGCAAAGAAACCACCCTTTTGAAGGCACATTTTCTTTTTGGTTTGATAAGTTTAAACAGAGATTTTCGGAGAGACCATGTTAACTGCTAATGAATTTATTAAGAAGTTTAAACGCACCTTTAAAAGTGCAGAATTTAGAGCAACAAGTAAAGAGGGAAAGGTTTATAAATCAAAAGGTTTTGACAAGTTAAATAAACAGTTTGACAAATAAAATTAACATGATATTATGTTATTGACTTTTAAAAATAAAGGAGAAACACAATGAGTAAATCAACAGAATTAGCACTTGCAGTTCAGCAAGTAGAATCACAAGACCAATTACAACAAGAGATGGCAAGAGACTATCAAGAGATGGAACAGATGTCTCAACTTGCCTACAAACAACAAATCATAAATGAAATGTTTGGGGTAAAGTCATGAGTAAATATGCAGATTTAAGAAAGTTAGATGTCAGTAAATACACAGAAAAAAAAGGTAAGTTTACCTATCTATCATGGGCTTGGGCAGTAGATACATTGTTGCAAAGATGTGAGTCAGCAACATGGACTTATGCAGAACCACTTACATTACCTGATGGTAGCATGATGGTATTTTGCACAGTTCAAGCATTTAATAAAGAGATGACAGCACAGCTACCTGTATTAGATTTTAAGAATCAAGCTATTAAAAATCCTAATGCTATGCAATTAAATACGGCTATGCAAAGATGTTTAGCAAAAGCTATATCATTACATGGTATTGGTTTGTATATATATCAGGGAGAGGATTTGCCAGAGGGAGATGTTCTGGAACGCATAGAGAAC